TACCTGTAAACAAAAACAGATGACGAAACAAGAAAAACAAGGGGGATGAAAAAAGAAAATCCCGCCCATTTCTGGTGCGGGATGTATATTTACAGATATGATATGGCGGAGGGCTAGGGATTCGAAAAGACCACATTAAACTATTCTTTTTTATATATTTTCTCTGTTCGAAAACACCCTTTGTCACCAATTTTGTTACCATGAAACCCGGTTCCGAATAGGACTGATCGGGACTCTTGATAGGTTGTTAGCAATCAAAATGTCAATGATTTTAAGCATACAAAAAATGACCCCCCGCTTCCCGGCCAGAGGAAGAAACAGGGGGTCAAACCATGAAGATGGGAGAGAGAAGCGGCTGGAGGTAGTAGTCTTCTCTCTCCTGTTTCACCGTACAGGTCAGACGGTGATTTATTTCAAAACGGATTCTATGGACTTAAACAGAAGGCCACAATGGGGGCATTTGTGGTAGCGTTCCCGAACGTCCCCGGTCCATGGCTTGGTCACATAGATTCCCTTTGTTTTTGATAACTGATTCCCACATGCCGGGCAGGTCACGCCGTCCCTGGGGCAATAATCAACCCCCGGCGTGTCCTGCGCAAGGGCTATGATCTTGCGCAAGACATCGAGGGGGATAGTCATTATTCAGCGCCGCCGTCGTTCATGTAGAGAGCTCTGTGGTCAACGGCTGCTGCCGCGCAATCGATCCGGACCTTGTATTCCACGGCGTCCACCTCAAAGCCGTCCTTGGTCTCAAGGTAGGGCTTCTGGATGCCATTGAGGAAGAACATGGTCACGGTCTTTCCCTTGGGGCCTGCCAGGTACCAACCGTTTGCATCGTCACCATCCAAACGGGCATCATAGACGCGCTGGAAGTAGTTTCCGGCATAGGGGTTGATCTGGTTGGGGCTGGCCTGGGTGCCTTCCAGGGTGGAGCGAAAAAGCTGTTCACACGATCCTTCCAGGGCAACCGGAGCAATAAAGAACCTGGGCCGGATATTGAGGACCCGAAGTCCGGCAATGTCCTTCTGGATCTTCATTGCAGCGATAGCAGCGGCCAGGGTGGTGATGGACGGAGCGCCGCCTGTGCCTGCAAGGTTGCCGTGGTCGGCATGAAACAAGGGGGTTCCGTCTGCCATGTTCGCATTGGCCGTCAGGACCGCATACGCGCAATCACAGACCTTCCGGGCTGCTGCTTCGCCGTGGGCACGGGGAATGTCGGTCAGGGCTCCCAGATCGTCGTTGATGATCGCCTGCCGGGTAATGGCGAACAAGCGGCCATAGGTTGCAAGCTGGACTTGCTCCCGGGTCTCGTCACGGTCGCCGTAGGTGTATTCCCCGTTTTCCAAAACTTGTTCCAGGTCGGACATTTCAGAAGGCCGGACGATGGAAAGCTGCTTGAAATCGCTGATGGAACCTGTGCCGCACCATGTCTTCCAGGATGAATTATCGTCACCCTCGTAGCCAGCCAGCAAAGACTTGTTGGCGGTATTCGCAAGGATCTTCGGAAAGTCGGAGCTGGTCATTGCACGTCCGATCATGGCCAGGGGAGAACCCTGGGGGCGTTGACCGGAGCGAATGAGACATTCACGGGCCATGTCTCGAAGGGTATGGCTGGCCAGGTCTGCGGCTTCCTCTTGCTTGTCGGAGATTCCCGCCCGAACCAGAAGGGCTTCTTCTGCGGCTCCACGGAACTTCTCTTCATCGGTCGCGCCCATTTCGACACGGGCTGCCGGGGCTTTTCGTTCCTGGGCCATTTTTTCGAGGACCTGGGACTGGAAGTCGGCAACGGCCAGGCCGGAGCGTATCGCTTCCCTGGCTTCGGTCTGGCAGGCGAACTGATCGCCAAGATTCATGATCGCATCCGCTCTGGTCCGTTCCTGGGCCAGAAGGTCCTCATTTTGAGGGGTGTTGTCTGTAGGTTTGGGCATGTTAGGAACCTCCTGAAAGCTCCGTGCTTTGGCCTGGCCGTCTGCGCCGATGGGGGTGATGCTCAGTTCCTTGAGCTCCCATTCTGTCGAGACCTTGACCGGGCCGGTAAATGTTTTTCCTTCGATGGTCTGCTGCTCCCCTTCGGGTACGTAGACCGCCTTGGTCACGATATAGCCGATGGAAAAGTCAGTGAGATGTCCTTCGGCTGTCTTGGTGTATGCGTCATATCCGGATTGAACCCGAGAAAAGGAAACGGTCCCCACCATCCGTTCGTCTTCCAACCGGATCTTTGAGACAGAACCCAGAACCTTTTCCACGCCGTCCCACCTGTTGTGATTGTCGAGCAGGGGGGCCTGATCCGGATATTTCGCGCCCTTCATGAGTAGGACTTCATCGATGACCCCGTGTTCCCAATCGAAAACCCTGACAGGCTGCTCGGTGGTCATGACCGCTTCAACGGTCCGGTTCTCTTCATCCAGGGTGGCCGGTGACTTCCCGGTCAATGGCATTTTTCGTGTTATGATCTTTGGCATCATTCATCCTCGATGGTTGCCGGATTGCTGGCAAGGGCCGTGTTGACCTGCCCACGCGAGAGACCGCGTTTCTTGGACATTTCTTCGGCCTGCTGGATCTCGTCCAGAATTTCCTCATAGTCGCGCCCTCGGGCCGCTGCGATCTCCTGGGGAGACCTGAGCAGGCTGTCGAGCTGGTCCACATGGGCCTTGGATTCCTTCAACGGGTCGATGGGCTCCATGCCGGGAACAATCCATTTGCAGGCCTGAAATTTTCTGGGGTCGGTCCAGTATCCGGGGATCTGGAGCTTGCCGGTCAGCATGGCCTGATCCATAACTTCGTGAAAAACCGGGTTGCATAGCTGGTTGATCATGCGCCCCTGGGGAACCTTTAGTGCCTGGGAAAGATCGTTTCTACATACGCGCATCGTCGAATAATTGACCCCGGTGTAATCGCCGGAAAGAAGTTCATAGGGAACGCCGGTGGTCACGGAAAGCATCCTGAGTACCAGCTTGACAAAGGGCTCGAAGTTATCCCCGGGCCTGTTATGGCTGGCCAGGTTCACCTTTTCGCCGGGTCGTAAATATTCGAGAATAGCGTTTTGAAGCTCGTCTTCCCGCTGGCCAGAGTCAGGATTCACCCCGATTCCGTGGGCTGTCTGATAGGCTGCAATGTCCGGGGCCTCGATGAAGGCCAGATAACGGGCTGCCATTTTCGCGCCTTCAAGCTCGGCGTCGAGATATTCGGCCATATCGTGGGCAACGAGTACGCCCGGGGCAAAGGGGCTGATTCCCCTAAGCTGGCCAGGACGAACCATCTTGAAGCCGTGGATGACCTGCTCTGCCGGGATGCGTAGGGGCTTGGTGTCGGACTCGAACCAATAAGCCACGGTCACGCCGGTGTCGGGGTCGTATTCCACGCCCTGGTCGATTTCGTGTTGTTTGTTCGTCGGTGAGGTGGCCAGGTCGGTGAGGCGGTCGGATTCGATTGCTTGCAGGGCAAAGGGCAGGAACCGCTTGGGGTCCTTGGACTGCCGCTTGACCAGGAAGAACTCCCCGTTCTCGCATTCCTGCCGAACCGCAAGTTGACAGAGATCTGGGAAAGACATCCGGCCTGTGATGTCGGCCTGTTCGGACCAGCGTTTCCAGGCGTCTTCGATGCGGGACCTCAGCGCCGGATCTGCCTTGCTTTGAAAATTGATTCCCTGGCCAACGGTGAGGCTGACAAGCTGGTCAACGGCATGAGCGAAATACGGAAAATCTCGTACAAGCTGCCGGACCCGCTCCCGGACCTTCTGAGACGAAACCCGGATCTCGTCGTTGACTGAGCTTTCGACCGGGGACCATGCGCCGGTTTTCCTGCCGGATTTCGCCGCCGCGTACATGCGTTCCCCGTTGATCATGCGCCGGGCCAGGGTGCGGGAAAGCTCGGCCTTGGGGCTGAATAGTCCAATGAGGCGGTCAATGGTTTTGCCTACCATTTTGAGCCCCCACGAGCGTACGCCCTAGCAAAGGGGGCCGCTGTGCTCTGGTTCTCCAATGCGGCCCGGTGTTCCACTTCACGAAAAAAACTCATGAAGTCGGCAAAAGAACGGTACTCCATTTCTCGGTCGTCGATTTGGTAGCGCTTCATCCTCCACATTCCGGATGCCATGTCGTTTTTCAGATCCGCAAGAAGGGCCGTCCAAGTAGTAAAAGCCATGCAATGCACTCCTGTTTTCTCGGGGTGTAGCATGGCTTTTATGGTTTTTTGGTAATTTACTAAATTTGGGGATGATCTAGGCTGAATTTACTATTGATTTCGTGTTGTTTTGCTTGACACGTTCCTGGATCTGCTCTCGTCTCCACCGGTCTATAAGGAAAGTGTCACTCTCCCAGATCCCGCCGATCTTCGAGGCCGGGAATCCCATATTCCGAATCCAATCAAGGATCGTGACCGAGGACCGCCGGACATATTCCCCGATTTCATCCATGCCTGAAAGGGGCCTGCCCTGGGGAACGTCACCACCATTTTGTTGAAGGTCGTCGTTTTTTTTGGGGCTTCTGTTTTTTTTGCTCATGGTTCACGCTCCTGTTTATGAATCGGATTCCTTGGATGTCTGCCGCTGCCAGACAGTAAACTTCACAATCCCATAAATGATTTGCTTTGTGCCCTGGGCATTGCCAGTGCCCTTTTTCGTCTTTGTATTCCGCTGTCATCTGGGCCAGGTAGTCCCCGGAGACTTCCGCATGAAGGCGAAACCGGCCCGGGCTTCCTGGTTCAAGATTCAGCTTCCCGGCCAAAAGGTCCTTGAAGTACGTCACGTCCAACCGCATAAGCTGGAGACCGCCGGGCACGGGGTATTTCTTGCCGTCACGCCCGGGGATGCTATCCAGAACGGAGACCGACCAGGGCCGCCCGGCAAGTCGGATCTCTCCCTTGATAGGTACGAACAAGGGGTGTCTCCTGGCCAATTCGTAGATTTCCCCGGTACGGTGGCCGCCTGAATCGATAAATGCACGAGAAACCGCGTACTGATTGCCCTTGCTGTCCAGGTAGCGGGATTCGCTGGCAATGGTCCGCAAAGTCTCCAGATCCGGACAAAAGCCTTCCCTGATCAACCAGGATTCAAGATCCCTTCCCCATGCCCGGACCACATACCAGAACCCGTCATCCTGGGTGTCCGCGCCCATGGTCAGGGCAATGACTCCATCGTCCGGGATCTCGCCGGATTTCCGATTGTCACAAAGCCTTTGCAGGTCGTGAGCGCTGCGCCGCTTGACGTGCTCGTCCTCAATCCAGGGTTCGGCCAGGGAACTGTTGATGAAGTTGTGCAGGCTCCCTGTCGCGCCGGTCTTGGCCTCGGCTTTGGCCAGAAGGAACTTGCCCACGAGATCCCCCCACCTGGTCCACGGGGAGTAAATTTCATTCAGGTGGTAACTACGGTGATTCGCCGGGGCATCTTCGTTTTCTGCGAACCATTCCCCCTTGGAAAGAAGGCCTGCCTTGTCGCGCTCAGTGATGTGTCCCTGGCAATGAGGACATTCGAGATAGACCGAGGCCTTCACCTCTTCCAGGTGGTCGGATTTCGTCCATTTCAGCAGGGGCCAGGACATGACAAACAGGCTGCCGCAATGGGGACACGGGACATAGAAACGACATTGTGACCCTGCCTTGAAATTCGTCCATATCGGGGCCGTCTCGATGGTCGGGGTGCTGGCCAGGATGATCTTGTGAGACCGATAGGATTTGACGCGCTCAAGGGCCAGGGACAAGGCGTCCGCTTCCCGCTTGGACTGATCCGGCCATTTGTCCACCTCGTCGGCCAGCAAATACTTGATGGGCCTCGATGCGAGTTGTGAAGGACTCCCCGCGCCCTGGAGATAGATGGACAAGCGGTCCAGGATCATCTCCGTGGAGTTGAAATCAAAGCGGTTCCCGGACTTGTGCCGGGCCAGACAGGGGCAATCCTCGATCAAGGGTTGCAGGCGGTTTTTTGAAAAGGATCTAGCAGCATCCATACTGCTTTGAACCAAAAGGACCGGGCCGGGGTCCTGGTCGATAGCATAGGCCAGCATAACTAGAAGGGCCGTTGTTTTTGCTGACTGCGCCGAAAAACAAAGGGTGATGCGCCGTATTGCCGGGTCCTGGAAGTCCTCCAGGGGGCGCTTGATATAGGGTGTATGCCTGGTCCGATATTTCCCGGGATAGGCGGTTGCCCTGGCTGAAAGCTCCAGGTGCCCTTCTGCCCATTGCCAGGGATTCAGGCAGGCAGGCGGGGTCCAGTTGTCGGACCACCATTTATCCAGCGTTTTGCAGCTTTCCAAGTGCATCCCGAATTTCCTCAGTCAGTCGTTTTTGTATTTCCGGCCAGGGCAGGCCTTCGAGCTCAGGGGCTATCTTGCCGGGCAGGTCCAAAAGGGTTGACTTGGTGGCCTCGATCTTCCTGGCCAGCCATGTTTTGACCTCCAAGGCCGGGAGCAGGTCCTTCTGCTGTGTGAGATGGTCGGTGAGATTCTTTTCAGCCTTCCTCAAGAGGTCCAGGGCCGTCTGCCAGTCCTTGAAGAAAACCGGAGATTCCCGCATGTTTTGGTTGAAGCTCTCCCGCCATTTGACAAAGGTGGCCTGTTCTGCCTGCCGGAGACGTTCCAGGGCCGCTTCCAGACCGATCTCATCGTTGCCGGTCTCTCTGGATACTGGCTCGATGATTTCCGGAACGAGGGTGCCGTCACGATCTCGAAGGATCTCTGCCGCCCTGATTGCCAGCTCCCGGGATCTCGGGCCGCTGGACCGTCGATTGACCAACCACTCGCACCATGCGTAAAGGGGCCAGGTCGCATTTTTCCCAGACCCCACGGGATCGGGGCCGCCCTGGTTCCGGAGCTTCCGGAAAAGCGGGTACCCTATCTGGAGGGTGTCCAGAAGTTCCTGCCGGGTTAGGTGTCGTTCATGCTCCATTATTCGCCTTTCGTGTTACTCGGGGTTTTGAATAGGTTGCATAGAAAAATACCGGGCTGAGGGCGACCCCTGCGAAATGGCGGCCAGTAAGGACCCACGGCCTTTTGACCGCTTCTCCCTGCATACGCTTTTCGATTTCGTGTAACGATCTGCATACGCTCAATCATCCATCCCGGGTTCGTCCCCTTCATCCCTTTGCCGGTCCATCTCGTCTTCGAGGTGGCGGTCACGGGCCTGCAAATATTCCCGCCGTGCACCCAGTGCATGGGAAAAATCCGGGTACCATCTGCCTCGATACAGGGCTTCACCTGTCACTCGATCAACCCTGATCCCGTCATAGATGCTGGTCCAATCGCTCATGACCGCCTCATCTCCGCAAGTGCCCGGGTCAGATCCATAGATGCCCGGCGAACCGCGCCGGTCTCTTTGCTGCCGTAGCTGATAGCATACTCATTGTTTCCACATGAATCCTTGAGGGCCTTCACACGATCCAAGAAGCGCCGGGCTTCTGCCTCGGCTTCATTTATTCTTGTCAATAGCATAGTGGATCTCCTATTGTTTGCGTGACCACCAGGCCAAGAGCAGGGCATCTGCTCTGTTATGGTCCTTCTTGCGGGTCAGGGGTGCATCTGGGAATAGCCGCCGGGCCACGGCAAGGGATCTGCTCTTGGTGTCTGGTCCGTCACTCGGTCGGACAAGGCCTTTCTGCCACTCCCGGGGCCTGGGCATGAGGAAGGGGATTCCAAGGGCTGCAAGGATACCCTGCCAGGTTCCGAAGTTCTGTCCAAAGTGAAACACGCTGGTCACTCCCTGCTTGGGCATGGCATGGACGCTTTCCAGGGCCGCAAGCTGGACATTGAAGTCAAACTTCCAGTCGGTGAGCTGGTCCACGACCAGGGCAGGACTTCCGGGCCAGTCAAGAAGCTCCTGCCCTTCGTCGTGAATGAGGGCTGCCGCGCCGGTCTTTCCAGGGTCAATGCCTATCCAGGCGGTGGGCTTGATCATGCCTCGATCCCCCGCCGTTTGAGTTCGGCCAGGATTGCCCGTTTCCTGGGTGCACGGTCGGCTTGCCTGCGATCCTGCCCGGGGCCGAACCGGGTTACTCGGTCGGCGTGGATGTCCACTCCCTTCATCCCTTCGAGCTCGGTCTTGAGCTGTTCGGTTGTACGGGTGGACATGCGGTTGACCAGGGGCCGGTTCTGCTTCCTGTGCAGGTGATCCTTGAGAAGTTCCAGGCTGTCCGTGCAAAGCCTGTTCAAGGACATCCTGAATGATCTCCCGACCTGATCCGGGAATGGTTCCACGAGTTCCGGCAATTCACTTCGCCGGATCTCCTCGATCCGCTGTTGAAGGGTTTCGATCTCACTCATGGTCGGTCCTCCACTAAAAGGGTGCGTCTTCTTGATATTGCGGCCCCTGGGCCTGGGAACCATTCAAGGCATCGATGATCTGCCCGGCTTCCCGTTTGGAGATCTCTTTCAAGCTGCCGATCTCCCGTCCAAGTGTTTGTGATGCAAAGGCGTGAGGGTCCACCTGCTTCTTGCCGCATATCGCATGAATTGCCTTGATCTGTTTTTCGGTGGCCATATCGCCGCCCTGGGGTTGTCCCTGGGGGGCCTGTCGGGGTGGCTGCTGCTGCATGGGGGCCTGGGTGGTCTGTGGCCTGCCCATGGCTGCTTCTCCATCGTCGTCGTCATCCGGAGCAATCCCCACCATTGCACACAGTGCATATCGCCGCGCATAGGTGAGAGCGCTTCCGATTCCCTGGGGATCTGCCTTCACCGGCTTGATAGTCAGAACGCCCTTGATCCATTCGCCGGACTCGGCATGGGCCAGGGTGGAGATGACCTGCACGTCACCTGTCTGGGTGTGCCGGGTGGTCTGAATGATAGCCAGACCATTTGAGGACAGGGGTGTCCTGCATGCTTCCCAACATGCGGCAAGATCCGCGTAGCTGGACTTGAAGAAAGGATTTGCGCTGTCTTTCTTCGCCGTGGACATCTGCCCTTGGGCCTTTGACAGGGCCGCCGCCAATTTCCCGATGGACGGGGATTGATCCAGCGGGGCCTGCCTGGGGGACGGGGTGGGGATTGCTTCGCTCATTGCTACGCCTCGTAATCTTCTTTGAAAGCTCGTTCAAAAAGAAGTTTCCGGGCCTCAATCAAGTCGTTTGCGCATGATATTTTATTGCTGACCTGTACCAGTGTACTCGTTAGGAGGTCCACGTCTTCACTGTCCGCTGCTTTTCTTGCGTCAAGAGATGCCTCAAGGATGTCGATTTGTGCTTTGTTGAGACCATAGATGAATTTGTTGAGTTCGTTGTGGATGTCTTTCTGCATTGTGGTTTCTCCTGTTTTGTTACATCTGTTCCGTTTCTTCTGCGAGCGTTGCCAGGTTGCCGATGATCGTCTCAATCAGGCATTCTGCGGTTGCAAATTCTGCGAGGTCGTCCCCGCCGGGCTCCTGGGCTCGGTCGATAGTGGTCTTGAGGGCCCGGGCCAACGTGCTCAGTCGTATGACCTGATCATGGGTGTTCTGTTTCATTCGTTTACCTCCAGTTTTTTTGTTTGCCTTAGAAAACACGTCCATAACCTCCATAATGTCCATATCAATTCCGTGGTACAATGTATGTCCCCGTATCCGATGCAAAAACCAAAGTTTCGACACCGGGCCGCCCGACTTCCCGAAAGCGTATTTTTTGGACAATGATGTCCACTTCGCTTTTTTGAAGGTCGGGCCTGTGGACGCATATTCCGTTGTCCGCTTTGTTTCTCCAGTGGGCACCACCACTGATTTCATACATCGTTGGTGCCTTGTATTTCCCCGTAGTCTTGTCTTTTTGTAGGTTTTTTGGATGTGCTACCACCCAGATATGGACCCCATTGAACCGTGCAAACCGCCGGATTTGCGTAAGAGCCCTTGAGATATACTGGTCTTCGCGTTCGGCGTAACGCATATCATGTTCAATCTCGTTCCAGGGATCTATGATCACCCCCCGCACACCGTGCCGTAATATCGCCGCCCTGGTTTTCTCCAGTATAGTGTCCACGCTCATGGTTTCTTCTTCGGGAATGATGAAATGAAAATGGTCATTCAGCCATTGCATGCCATGTGACATATCATCCGGGCTCATCCGGCTTGCGTAGCGGTTGTTCCAGAAGGGCTTCTTTTCGATTTTTTCGAGCAATGTCGTGATGTGACGTTGAACGGGCCAGTTCTCAGGGCTGAAAACCGCGAATGACCAGTTGTGTGATTTGGCTATATTCACGGCCAAGGCGTCGAGGAAATTACTTTTTCCGCTGGCAGGTATGCCGGTGACAATGGTCATTTCGCCCACCTTGACGGTGTATAATTTATCAAGGGTCAACCATCCGGTGGATGCGCCGCGCTCCACGCCGTTCTCGTAAAGATATTCCACTTCGGGAAGTGCATCCCTGGCCGCAATCAAACCCGAAACCGGGTAGGGCTTCGCTTCCAGGGCCAAACGGCGAACAGCCGCCTTGCCGTGCCGGAGTAGGACATCATTTGCATCCTTGCAGTCCTTGGGCATCTCGGCCTTGAAACATCGTTCCACGCCAATCCTTCGGACAAGCTCGGCTTCGAGGATTTTTCCGGGACCATCGGTGTCCACGCAGATGACCACCTTTTGGAATTTCTTGAGTACCGCGTCGGAGTTCTTCAAGAAGTCGAACTTTGTTTGGAAGTTTTGCGATTCAGAAGAAGGCGCACCGTCTGGAACTGATGTTGCCGTCTGGATTCCGGATTCAACCAGGGCCAGGGCGTCTAGCTCTCCCTCTGTGATGACCAGGGGCATGTCCTTTTCCTGGCAGTGCATGAGGTCATCGTGCCGATAGAAGCACTTCATGCCGCCTTTGATCTGCCGAAACTCCTTGTCCAGAGTCCTGTATTTGACGTTTACCACCAGGCCGTTGACGGTGTAGGGGAACTGGATTGCCAGTTTTTCGCCCCCTGGCATCCATTCTGGACGCGCCGTGATCATGTTGGATCTCAGTGTACCCTGAGACAGTCCGCGCTTGCGCACGAGCCATGTGTAGGCCTGTGGGGGCATGTCTTCGAGCTTTTCGGGTATCCAGACGGGCCTCTTGATTTTTCGTTTGACCTGTTCCTGTGATTGATCGCCCCCCAAAGACCCGGACCATCCGCAATGATGGCAGTACCACATGCCTTCATCCACATTGACGGCCAAGGTCTTCAGCCAGTGTTTTTTTCTCTGGTCTGCACATTGAGGGCACTTCGCCCGGGCCTCGCCCTTGTCCACGCCCTCGATGTCAATTCCATAATCCGCAAAGGTCTTTGTCATCTTCGCTGCCTCAATACGCTTCGAGCAGTTTGTCTCGTTTACTCTGGGCCGGGCCTAGGTCATCCTCCCACCTGCATCCTCGTATCCAGGACGCAGGCAGGGGGATGTATTGGCCATTCTCTTTTTGCCAGTCATGATTGTTGGACTTGTGGCGCTCCACGATAGAAACGATGTCCTCGGGGATGTCTGCTTGCTGCCAGGCTTTCCAGGCGTCGGCTTTGGCCTTTTTTTTCGGATAGGCGCTCCAAAACTCATTGAATGCACAAGAGTATTTCTTCTTTTCATTCTTTACATGCTTGTCTGTGGCCCTTTGCTGGCCCTTTGCTGGCCCCTTGCTGGCCCTTTTGCTGGCCCCTTCGGTTTGGTATTCTTGATAAAAGTCCCAGTTTACAACGGTTAAGATAGAATATTTGCTGGCCGTTTTGATGGTCACATTTTCAAGCGTTTTGAGACATTCTAAGCAGGTGCGAACGCTTTTTTCTGACAAACCAGTCTCCGCCGCCGCCTTCTTCCGGCCAAAGATAAATTGACCCGGAACGAGGGGTACTTTTTGAAATCCTACCAGGGCCACCCGTTCTTTGTGAGACGCTTTCATCAAGCACCACGCCCAGAACCTGAACAGCTTGGGATTCTGCCAAACAGGGGATTTTAGCGTTTTCCGCCAAAGTTTGACGTATCCTGTGTTCATGCTTCCTATCCCTGGTCCTGGGGCTTCCATGTACCTTCAATAACGGCGTCCGTTTCCGATTTTCGCCACCTGACACATCTGCACGACAACCGGAGCGGTTCGGGAAAGTCCCCCCGCGCCATCCAGCGATAGACAGTCGATGCCGACTTGACCTGGAACTTTTTCAGAACGGTTCTGATGTCTTCGAGGGGGCCGTCTATATCTGTGTTCATGATCATAGCTCCTTGGTTATCGGTGGGTTATCATGCGGGATTCAATCCAATGAATGAAAGCAACGAGCTCGTAATAGCAACGGCTCCCGATCTTGATGTATTCGGGGCCGCCGCCTCTGGATCGAAGCGTTTCAAGATATGCTTTTGTATTGCGGGAGATTGCCGCCGCTTCTTCTGTGGTGAGAAGTCGGTCTGGGTGTCTCGGGGCATGCACTGCCCAAAGCGCTTGACCGATGGAGGTCGTGAAGGTAGGTTGTTTCATCTCGATATTCCTTTTTTTTGGGGGAGGGACTCCCCGCCCCTCCCGATTTTCCCGGCCCGATAGCCTGCCAGCTATTGGGCCTTTTTATTTTTGGCCCGTTCTGCCTGCCTGACCACTTCGTCTTCGAGATTATAAAACTTTTCCGTGGTGGTTCGGAGACAGTCAGACAATAAAGTAATCATAGCGGTGTCATCCGCGCTCGAATCTCTGTACCAATACAGGTCTTTGAGGTGTGACATTGCCGCCGATATTTCCGAAAGATCTGTGAGCGCATTTTGAAATTGCCTTGCCGTTGTCATCTGCTGGTCTCCTCTTCTCGATTATGCTTTTCAATTTCGTCAAAAAATCCTCTGCCTTGACTTCATATCTCCTGGCCCTGATCCGAAAAATGATCATGCCATGATCTCCCGGACCTTTTCGATGAGGTCATCTATGCCATGGGCCGCCGTGGTCTGGGTCCGTGGTGTGCAAGGGTTGTCCGGGTCAGGCGATCCGATGACCAGGACATAAGGCTCATAGTCCCCGCCGGGCTTGATGATTCTTAAAATTTTTTCACACTCGATTTCGGCTTTCATTATTCCTCCTTGGGTTGGGTTTGTATTCGTTAACTGATTCATGTGTTAGCTAGCTGATACATACATGTCAACAAATATTTGTTAACTGATACAAAAAAAGGGGAGTTCATGAAAAGCAATCTAAAAAAAATCATGGAAAACAAGGGTGTTACTATTCGCGAACTTCGAGAGAAAACAGCTCAAAAAGATTCCCTTGAAAATCCAATGGCGCTTTCAACGGCGACAATCTTAAATGCAAGAGATGACCAGAAGATTCGAACTTGTCGGCTAGGTAAACTTGAGGCCATCGCCCGTGCCCTCGATGTCTCCGTCAAGGATCTGTTTGACGATGACATTACCGACGATCCACACGGGGCCGGGAGCGAATCCATTGATTGATCTCGGATTCCAACCAACCAACGGAGCCCGGGCCTAGTCGCCTGGGGGCCGGGAAGTCTCCATTTTGAATCCAACGGTAGAGGGTACTTTTCCCCTTCCGGAGCCTTTTCTGTAGCTCCTGACGGGTGACAATTTGCTCGCTTACATGGGGGGTGCTGTTCATGCCTATATTCATTCCCTTTCCTCCTGTTTAATCAAAAAAAATCCCCACCGATCCGCAATGGGAGCGATGAGGAAAGTATGCACCTATCCAGGGTGGACAAATCAAGATGGACAAACAAAAAAAAGGCCTTTCAGGTTTTTCCGAAAGGCCTTGTGATATATTGATTTTTATTTTTTATTTAATTGCCCACCCTGGATAAGATTTTTATCCAGGGTGGGCAATTAAGAATTAGTAAGTTTTTTTTTGACCATCGAGAAAACTCTCTAAAGCCTGTTTTCCTTCTTTTGCAGCTTTTCTTGCATAATCTATTAAATTTTCCTCTTTGCTCTGGCCAAGAAGCCCCCTATCTAAAAGCTCATGTGCTATCTCCCGATTTGTTTTTTTCTTCATTTTAAGCCATGCAGCAACCAGCCTTCTTTTTTCCATATCTGGCAGATCTTCGGGCCACACCGGTTCTTCCGATTCAAGAATATTTTTTTTCCTTGTAGCGCTAGCACGCGCCTTCAGGCTCGGTATCATCTTTTCGACTCGCTCCACCTCAGTGATGAGAACGTAATAATAACTCGGGAATGAGACACCAGTTCCCATGACAAGGGTAAACTGTGGGACTCTGCCCATGTATGGAGTACGATCTTTGACATTCAGTATCCCGTCTGAAATGAGCGTGCCTATCTCGAATGATGTTACGTTCCATCGTTCTTGGAGCTCTTCTTCGTTCAAAAGAATCTTACCCATGGTCAAGCCTCCTGTAGCTTGATCCTGTGTAATTACCAGGGCAGAGCCGCCAGGAAACGACTTTTTCGGTGGAGCTCATGACTTCCCCGCCTAGCCCTGGAAAATTTATTTTAGCGCACCTTCTTGAACTGAATCACCTTTCCTTCCTTGTCTCCCCTCAGTGCATCCAGGTAATCGGACCAGGCCTGCATAAGGGTCTTGCGCTTCTCCAGATATTGCGCCTTGTTGTAAACGCCCTTTACGCTGCCGTCGATATGGGCAAGCTGCGCTTCGATGACATGGGACTCGAAACCCATTTCATGAAGGGACGTGCTGGCTGTATGTCTGAAACTGTGAACCACAAGCTCTTCTTTGGAATATCCCATGCGCCGCAATCCGGCCCGGATCGTATTATCTGACAGGGGGCTTTGGTGGCCGGTGGCAACAAAGATATACCGACCGTCACCGGTGAGGAATTGCACTTCTTTCAGAACTTCGATGACCTGCCTTGAAAGGGGCACAATATGAGGCCGCTTCTTTTTCATCTTTTCGGCTGGTATGTGCCATTCCGCATGATCAAAGTCGATTTCTGACCACTCGCCGGTCCTGAGTTCTCCAGGCCTCAAAAAGGTATGTGCCTGGACCTTGAGGGCCTGCCGGACAATGTATGACCCGTGATAGTTCTCGATGTCTCGGAGAAGTTCCCCGAATCGTCTTGGGTCACTGATGAATGGATAATTGTTTTTGGCAGGTGAAGGAAAGGCGTCTCTCAGATCCGCTGCCATATCTCGCTTGCAGAATCCCTGAATGATTCCATAGCGGAAAACCTGCCCTGCGATTCCCCGAACCCGCTTGACCGTCTCCAGATGTCCACGATCTGCAATCCGTTTCAAACAGTAAAGAAGGTCCGTGGGTTCGACTTTGGCAATGTCCATCATGCCGATATATGGGAACAGATGATTCTCCAGCCTGGACATGACAGATTCTGCGTGTCTCTTGACCTTGAGAGGTGGCTTGACGTTGTTCTCGTACCAGGTGAGGGCCACGCCCTTGAATGTACGTCTCTCTTCGTGCTTCCTGAAAGGATCTTCACCTTGCCGAAGAAGTGACCGCTTGTCTCTGGCAATTTCCCGCGCCCGGGCCAGGGACAGATCTGGAAACTTTCCTAAAGAGGCCTGTTTCCTCTTCCCCTGAAAGTCATAGCGAAACCTCCATGATTTCGTCCCCGATGGCAACACCATGAGATAAAGCCCGCCGCCGTCCAGGTGGAACTTGGCCTTCTCCGTGGGCTTGAGACCTTCGATACCTTTTATCGTTAATTTCCCCGCCATATTCAACCCCTTACATAAAAAACTGGTAACAAAAATCATCTCGATGGGTCCGTGTTACCAGTTTTGTTACCAGAACGAAAGGTGGTAGCTGGCAAAAAATGCAACAAAACGCAAAAAAGCCCGGCCAGGAAACCCTTTGTTTGCGGGGTTTTGCATCCTGACCAGGCTTTAAAATTTTTTGATATGGCGGAGGGCTAGGGATTCGAACCCCAGATACCCGTGAAGGTATGCCGGTTTTCAAGACCGGTGCAATCAACCAACTCTGCCAGCCCTCCGGTCAAAAAAATGGCGGAGAGGGAGGGATT